GTTATATGAATCTCTACGGAGTCCAAGTCTTGTCATATTTTGTGCTTGCATCAATCCACCAAATTGTCCTGCTCCACCTGTTGAACCTAGTCTGCCTTGTGATAACAATCTTGATTCCATTGCTTGAGATTGTTGTTGCAACTCAGGATTAAGCATTGCTAAGTCTGTATCATACATATTCTGTGCATACTCTTCAGGACTATAATCTCCAATCTGAGCACCTGTGGCTTGTTGTCTGTCCATATACTGTTGCATCATTGCTTGCATATCTTCATTAAGATATTCACCTGTGCCAGTATTATAACCTCCAAACATTCCTTGATAGTTTTGTGGTTGACTCTGTTGATATGCCCAGTCAGCTTGTTCGTTAGCTGCTCCCTGTGCTTTCTTTGCTTGTTTATTAGCATAGTAACCACCTATTAGTGAACCTGCTACTGCTACCCAAGGCATACCTTACTCCTATATTTACTAAACATAATTTTCCCCTATAAATTTTTTCATTGCTTCCTTGTCAAAATCGTATGGGTTATCTACTTGTACGTTGAGTTTAACTAGCATGTCCGCCCTGTCTTTATTAAAGGGTTTTGTTGAAACATATTCCCATATCTTCTTTAAACTATCATTAATATCTTCAATTCTAATATGTAATCCTTTGATTGAATCTAATCTTTCCTTTGCCTTTAACATAAATTCTTTAATATCAGTACCATAAACATTTTTAGCAAACTTAACAGCATTAGTTACAGTGCTATCAATAATAATAACCTTTGAATTTGGAAAAGTATTTTCAAAATCAATCATCATTAATCCAGTATTGCTATCACCTTTATTTTTTCCCAGCTTATCTTTATATTCTTCTATTGTATAACATCCATCAAGACCTTCATGATAACAGAAGTTACCATCAAAAGTTAAGAAGTTAGCCAGCCATGCTGTCCTACTTCTAGGAAGTCCTAAAATAAAAAAATTGCTCATTATGCTGTTCTATTCCACATGTAGACTACTACGTATGGTTGTAAATTATTCATTTTATTATCAGCACCCATTGAAATTGTATCTCTTGCAGAACCACCACCAAAACCTGACCAGAACGGGTCTAAAACAGTTACTTGTCTGTCGTCTAATGAAACATTAAATGAAACTTGTGTACCCATAGAGTGAGAATGTGCAGCCATTTCAGGAATTGTTTGTGTATGATTATATTCACCACCAGTTGCTGCTGCTGCAAAAGTTACTGCTTCAGGAGTTGGTTGATTATCTGTTCCTGTACCTACACCAACAAGAACCCTACCAGCCGCATAAGCTACCCAAGTTCCTACACCTAAAGCTGTAGCTACTGCTGCTGCATCAGCATAATTATTCGTAGTGGTAAAAATAGAACCAACAGGATACATATTGCCAAGAACAGTTGTTCTTTCTGTACTCATAGCATCCTCTACAAAAGCTGTAGTTGCTACTTGGTATGTGTCTGTTCCCGGACTTGCGGTTGCGGCAGTTATTATCTGACTTGTATTTGCTAAGTCTGCTTTAGAATTAACAGCAGTTTTTACTGCAAGAAATTCCGTATTAAAGTCACCACCACTTACTACTTTGTCTGGGTTAGTATCTGCTAAAGCATCCTTCCCAGACCAAGCTATTGCTAAATTATATACACTCATCTTATTTTCCCTTGTTTTGCCCAAATAGTTATATTTTGTAAAGCTGCCTTAAAGCCCTTTACTGTCTGTGTTATTTCCAGTCTAACTACCTTGGCTGCTTTAGACATAGAAACTTTATATTCCGCTGGGCTAAATGAAGGTGCATATTTAGCTGTAGAAGCATGTTGGCTTCCTGAATGTGTGTGACTAACAGCAGTGCCAGTTCCACTGCCAACACCAGTTGCTTTAAAGACAATACCAACTGTATTAGATAATGCACCTATCGCTGTAAAATCAGTAGTGCCAACAGTTGCAATAGCATAATAAGTATCAACTACAAAAGAACCTGCATTAGTAGTTGTTACTGTTGTAACTCCGTATAGTGTACTGTTAGCTTGAACAACATTATTAATTAATTGTTTACCCCATAAAAAAGGAATACCTCCAGATGTGGGGTCCAATGAAAAACTAGCTGAAGTAGGTATGATACTATAATCTCTATACCAACTTAATGTTACATCCATATTCTTACCACCAGACCATACACCTAAAAATCTTTTTAATAATTTAGAAATTCCGGGTTGGTCAAAATCTAACCATACAGTTTTAAAATCTGATTGATAGGTATTGTCTACATCTGCAAAGCACTGGCCACCACCACTACCAGCAGAGTTCCATATATTTCCAGCAGTTGTACAAGCTGATTCAGTGCTATAAGTACCAGTTACATCCTCTTTCTCTACATCATAATAGCCATCATAAGAAGCTACCATTCCCTCATAATCTAAGTGTCCTAATCCCATATACAATGTATCTGTTGTGGATAAAAAAGACTTAGGGTTTTTCTTTGTTTCAAAATTCCAAGTTGTAATTCGTGGAGCACCTTCAGGAGTAACAGCTTTAAAATCAAAAACATAAACAACATTTCTATCGGGGAAACCAAGTAAGTAAGAACCAGTTGATAAATCATACTGAGCTTTTACTTTAGTCATATCTGCTTGAGTAATAAATGTTCTTAGTTCATCTTTTATAGCCAAGCTTAAATCTGTCAATGGCATCTTATCTTGTTGCATTGTACGACCCAATGAACGTACACCTGATGCACTTAAAAATACAATATCATCACCAATTAATTGTACTGAATCTCTAGCAACACAACCAACGCCCTCAATAACCTCGTCTAATGAAAATATTCCACCAGCCTGAGTTATATTGACATCCCATGGTCCATTAAAAATAACAATATTATTCTTACCAAAGATAATGAGCTTACCCATAAAGGAAGCAAGTGCTGTTATTGTGTCACCTGACCATACATTTCTTAAATCTAAAGAACCTGAAGAGCCTCCTTGAAATGCGTGACCGATAAGCAAATCAGAATAATAAACAACATCTTTATTCTCACCAATATTTCCTGCCCATAACCTACCAAAGTCACCAAGTAAACAACTAGGTGTAAAAGTAGTAACTCCAGTAGGTTTTGAATAGCTTCCTACATCTTCTAAATCTAGCCAAGCTGAACCACTATAATTAATAGGTTGATTACCTGCCTGTGCTCCATAGAATTGATTGTTAAAGTTTGTAAATTGCCAGTTACCATCTGACTTAGTTGTTCCACCGGAAAAGGTTTGTATATCTAAAGTATATGGAGTATTAGCTGTATTAATTTTATATACGTTAGCACCAGCACCAGCAAATATAGTCTTTGTACCAGTTGTATTTATATACTCACCTAATGATTTTACAATTAAAGTATTAGCTGTTGCACTATCTGATATATTATCAGTTAACTGTTTAATTCCTTTTCTTGTACTAACACGTCCTTTCTCATCCAACATAACATTATTAGCTGTAGTCAACCATTGAGGTGATAGACTAGATGGTGACGATTGTATATTTAAACCATGTATACCAATGGAGTCTAGTACAAGTGGCTGAATTGGTTTAGCTGCCATGCCAAATTACCTCGTCTGAATGTCTGCCAACATCTTGTTGAATATTATTTGATAATGCTTGTTGATATTGAAACTGAGCCATGTCCGATAAAGAACCACCATCCTCACCTCTCTCTGCAATAGCTCTTGCCCATACTCCCATTATAACTGGAATAGAAGGAACTAATAAAACAGTTGATGCTTCTGTTAAATCATCTTGTGGGTCTAGTAAATAGAAATCAATGTTATAAACAATGTCTGGTTTAGGATAAAGCTGTGCTGTTAGTAATCCACCACTGGTTCCATTTATGGAAAAGTAGGAAGGAACACCTGAGCTATCAGGAGTAGGGTACTGTTGCGACCTAATCCATGTATCAGGAACTCCTTGTAACATACTTCCCTGTGATTGCTCTTGTACAGATAATGTTCTAGTACGTAGAGATGTACTTGGTAAATTATAGCTACGTTGGTCAGCTATGGTAGCTACTGTTTCTATTCTTCTTAGTGAAGTCCAATCCCAAGCATCTTCAACTTCCGTTTTAACTTCATTAACAAAATCACCAATCATTACTTGATAATCTGTAGGACCAGTTGCACCAATTAAATCCCCTGACCAACTACTATCAACAGTATCTTCTCTTAACCTACGTAAAACTGAATTTATAATTTGTATATATGTCATATCTATCCTTTAGCTAGTTGTGCTCCAAAGTAAAATTCTACAATTAGAGTAGTCCATCTAAAAACCTCATCTAATTTTAACATTCCTTTTACAGTAATGTATTCTATTTTATCTGGTGTTATATCAATACCAAACAAACTAAACCCTTCTATAACTGTTGGTATTACAGTTGGTATATCTAAAAATACTGGAGCAACTTGAGTAAATACTATAATTCCTAACAGTACAAATATAATTACTCTTCTATTAAGAGCTGCCCATGGTGATTCTTTTCTAGCTGCGGCTCTTGCTGAATCTATTTGTCCAGCTCTAGCGTTTAATGCTTCTAACTGTAACTTCTGTAAATCTGTAGCAGCTTGTGACTTTATAGCCATGAGCTTCATTACAAAACCAATAAGAATAGGAGCAATATTTGTAAACAAACTCATCATACTGCTATTCTAAATGCCTCTATAATTCCAATTTGAGTAATAATATAGAAACCAATCGCACCATATACACTCCATTTAATTTGTAGCATGTTGGTATTAATCTTTTGAATACACTTATTAGTTTCATCAATTCTACTAAACAGCTTGGTTATCTGAGAGTCGTGTCTATCTAGTGTAGTTTCTAGTCTTGCCACTCTGTCCTCATAATCTAACAT